GCGCTAATCTCAACCAAAATGGAAACGTTCGCCGATACCGACGAAGGAGCATTAAGAGCATTCAAAACATAAACGGAAAAGTTACCCATTGATGTTCCATGCGGCTCAAATGGCGTAAGAGCAGCATATCTACATTCGAAAGAAAAGGTATCAGATTCCTTTATGTCAACAACTTGTCTCGCCAAAAAGTTCCCTGCGTCAGGTGTTGGTGCGCCATTCAGACCTGGTCTGTACAAGGCGACCAATTTTCCTGTATGAAACTCAGTCTTCACTATCTTAAACGTCACAATAATGTCTGCCCTCCAATAGCCAAAGTACCTGGCCAAGAGCGAGAAAGGGGGCATAGTGGTAACGACCCTGCCATCAACAGTGGTGCCAATCTCGAAGTTAACAGGGGACAAATCGAGATTATAGATAATAGTGTTGACACCCGAAGCAGTGTTCCAATTAAGGGCAGTTATATATGCTGGCCTATTACAGAGGTACTCAATGGACATCTCGTCTATATCATTACCTGCAAAACCAGGTAAAATATCGAGTTTATTTGCAGCACTTAGGCCCATTTTGTAATTGTCCTCATCTCCATCGTAGTTCAGCTGATAGGCGTTTTTGGTCATGGTAACACGCTGTAGTTGGAGCTCATTATTTGGTTTACTATACCCAAAAGCCTCTGCAGACTTAGCACAGGCCTTTATGAACCAACTAGCACTACCCATCATACTTGACAGTGTGGGTATTTGACTCATCTTGGCGAGAGCTTCGCTTGTTATGGTCAATGGGCCACTCAATAGACCTCGTCTCTGTTCACGATCAGATGTGTTCATTTGAGGTGTAAACGAAGGAGTGATTAGTTCCACGTCCTCGAAGCTCAAAAAAATTGAGACGTTCAAGGAAGTTGCGCCAACCAAGGGACTGTACACGGTCGTATACAAATTCCCCATCTTACCTATTCTAGAGTTAACCGTAGTACCAGAAAGGTCATATGCTACATTAGCGCTAACATATGGAACTCTAAATATACATGCTGTGTCTCTATTTAGGTTTAGCTCAGTCCTTGGGTTTTGGCTCTTGGTTGTCAAGTTGAACCTGTGGGACTTCGCATCTTCTGCGCTATCTAACTGACCTGGTATGTAATGTATTAAGAGTCTGCCTTGTGCAAATCGATTGCAATTAACTTGAAATCTCAACACTGCAGTTGCTCTAAAGCCCAAATATGCATTGAGCCGTTTTAAAAACATACCTACTCCCAAATCAGTGCCAAATCCTATCATCGTGCTATCGAAAGGAAGAACTGTCGTATCCAATGTAGTGTTCGCAGTTGCAGTTGAAGCAACATTGAAATTCTTCACCATTACCGGCGTCCTCATAAAGTCTATAACAGAATCCTTCTGGTAGTTATCACCGACGTGCAAATGTCTTCCAACTTTAATGTCTCCTATTGGAAAAGGTTGCATCGTGCGGGTTTCGGCATCATCTGAAAAAGTGGTGTTTATCAGATGTTCCTGGTTTCCTATTTGCGTTGTTCCCGTTATTTGTTCTCCTTGGCCGAATTGTCCCTCTGCCTGGGATTGAGTTGCTTCATTGCCACTCATATTCTTATTTGAAGCAGGTATTTTCTTTACGCCACGGTTGTTACCCATTTCCGTGGTATCGAAGGACCCCTGGGGTTTGAAATCTCCCTGGGAGTAAGGCTGAATAGCCCCGATTTCATCTGGAAAAACCGCCTGACAAGGACCTTCCGATCCTTCACTTTCATAGTCCATGTCAGTAATCGGTCTCCAGGTTCGACCTATAGATTCACAAAAAATGACCTCATGAGGCGGTGGCCTCATCAAGTCAATCGATGTGTACTTCTCTGAATACTCTATTATCTCTCTAGTTAGATCATTGTATATATCTTTACCGTGTAGGCAAAGTTCCCTATAAAAATCTATCACATTGCCCTCTTGTCTACCTATTGGATCAAATCCATCTCGGTAGAAATAAGGCAACTGTAAGACTGTGTTAATGTCTAGGGGAGCTATCCACCTGTTCATTTCCTTATTGAAGACGAATCCTCTCTTTAAAAATGAACAGTCGGAAATGTCTTTATAGGGCCCAATTTCGGCAACGTCGTTCTTATCTTCGTCCGTATATGTCATTCCAAAGAAAGACATGGCCTCAGTAAGAGTTTGATAGTTGAACTTATCGCCCATTTCACTCTCTTCGACTGTAGAAATGTTGTCATCTCCATATGCCACCAAGGTAATAAAGTCTTCGAAATAATCAAGGCTACGCGCACTGTTGTGAACCTTCATCCAACACATCCTAAATAAAATATTAACATAAATAGTATTTATGATCGAGGTCAGAGGGTGTCCACTAGGTAAACAATGTGTCATAATGAGCAATTCATCGCTGTGCAAGTGAACGCTATTTACGACATCCATCCATAAAGTACGCCTAATCTCAGTGTTGCCATCATGGTACCATGAATCAATAATCTCAAAAATGGACCAAAGAATTTCCTTGGTCTGTGTTGTGTCAAATCCTGAGAAGTCACCAGCTATAGTTCTGCGTCCAGTTGCCAACAAGTGCTGGACCATTTCAGTCCATTCCCTACCATAGGGATTAATCCCAACAGCAGAGCCATTGTATATCCTCCTTTTGATAAAAGAAGACACAAAAGAACCAAAATAAATCCTACAGGCAACAACATAATCCAATGGTGCACCTGCAATCAGTCTAGTCTTCTTGTTCACAATCTTGTCAAATGATCGCAGTTCATCTTTCATAGCATCGGCATACAAATGGAGCAATCTAGTTCCAGATTTTGCCTTATCTATAATGAACGACACTCGTTTTCTCAATTTTGTGCACATATCAGAGCTGAAATCGTAATCGCCTTCCTCTCCAAAGAAGTCTTTCTTGCCTGGCTTCTTGCATATATCAACCCAAGGAAACCCTGGCGAAGTTTTCCTGGGTATGGAATTCCAGGTATCATCTCCATGAGTGCCCATACAAGCGGTCTCAAATGATAATATTACCCTGGAGTCCCCACGCGAATATCTCTTGATGGTATCTAGATAAGAATCTGACGCCAACCTGCAAAAATAACCCCCAATGTGATAATCAGGTGTTGAATATTTTGTAATTGCAACGTCAAAAGGATCTGGACTACCCACGAGAACAGCTGGTGCCTTCCACTCACTAAGATACGCATTGAAGACAGAATAAAATTGGCTTTGCCTGAGTTTGGACTTTCGAGTCACAAAAACCCCAGGTGAAATAGTACCAATTCTCTCCAAACCAAAGGATTCAGTAGTGTATTCCTCTTCCTCCACATTGACACAAGGGGGAGGTTCTATGATGTTGTCACCCAAGTTGAGCGTCAAACTCCTGTGATGGAACTCACATCCAGTGTCAGAATCTGCACACTGTGGTTTAAAAGCGCCTATAATGGATTTGAGGAACTGGCGCGTGACAATGGTTGCGGCTCCTTGTATACCATCACCACAATAATGTATGCCTAGTATATTGCCATCACTGTATTTGTCATTGACAAATATGACTGAACCACAATCTCCGGCCTCTGTCCTAACTTGGTATTTTATCACCTTCATTGTAGGAATATCGACACAATTTAATTCTGTCAATGGACTTGAACCAGAGTAAGTCGTGAGCTGCTTCTCATTCACTTCAAGTCTCACCATCAAAAACGGAATGTTTGAAACTGAGGACAAAAACTTCTCATCAATGAAGTGACCTGTGATGTCACGGTGTGGTCTTAGATTAGGAATTTCAACCAGCCAAACATCCTTGTTCACCATTTCAGGCGTAGGAGCATTCTTGGCTAAATAGCTAAACCTGACCTTGACAGACCCATACTCAGAATCATTGCACCAAGCAACCAGAGGCAGAAATTCTATATCAAAATCCTGTTCTTTGCGCTTCATGGCCAGATAGAAATGGGCATTCAATATCATATATTGTCCACTAATACCTAGCGCAAGCCCGGCTCTCTCAGACCAGGGGGTTCGAATAACATAGCTGTTTTTTCTAATTATACTTCGTTGTAACTCAGTATAAGGAGAACTCTCAGCTTCAGGGTACAAGAAGCTCAAAAGCTTGCCCTTATTCCTATTCCGTGCGGTCTTATGTTGCACTCGGGGCTCATGGTAAGCATGATTCTGTGGTTCATGGTACTTAGAGGAGAAAAGGTATATCAAGCCACATGCAGAAAGGGTTCCTGCAAGCAGTGAATACAACGGATACTTCTTGACTGTGTTCTTAAACCAGCCCATTAGCTTCTTAGTCGCCTCACCCAAATATGAAAAGATATCATCAAAATATTGTTTAATCTTTTCACAAGTGGTTCTTTCTTTACCAACCAAATTTTTAGCATCCTCAAAGCAAGATTGAGGCACAAAATTTGTGTTGGCCTCATTGATTTCACTCTCTCTTATGTCATCAATTGCAGCTTTGTAGCTTTCATCTTTGCACTCGAGGTTGTTATATTTGTCAACGAGAAACCTCACGAAACTATCGTAATCTAGAGATAGAAAGGTCTTCCACTCAGCCCCATCATGTTTCTGTAAGTGGAACTCATATACGTCCACTGTGAACTCGTCCAAATCAGCCAAACGCCTGTCTGTGAGGGATCCAGTTGTGGTTCCTTCACGACAATATTCTAATTTTGGACAGACCAGCACTATGGCCTCGAAACGCCTCCAAAGAGCTTCTTCCTCTTTGATCATATCAGTCTTCAAGTTCATACAGTTACTGGTACATAGGAGCATTCTGGCTTCCAAATATGAGTTGCCCTTGTCTTCCAAATGGGCCTTATGTAATAAGTAGGGAAAGACGTTACTTCCCCTAATTACCTCAAAGGCCTCTTGAACAATTGATCCATGCGCCTTGTTGTCATTGGCTTGCAAGAAATCATCGTAGACAACCACTTTTTGACCATGGTAACCATCCCAGTAGCCTGTTTCCGAAGCTCTGCTGTAAATAAAACAGCTAGGGGCATTTCTAAACAATTCCAATTCCTCCTTGGATTTCATGGTCTTTATCAGAACTGAATTAACTAATGGGACTGTAACGGCCGACTTGCCAACACCCGACTTGCCCAGGAGGGCGATGGTTAGGGGTTTGGGCCTAAGGTGAACCTTTCCATAATTGTTCTTCCTAAAAATGTCAAACAGCTTTTCTAGTTCTGCCTTGCCAGTCTTAATGACCACTCTGATTTTGTCTAATTCTGGATTTCTAACATCATCAAAGCGTGCAGCTAACTCACAACCTATAACTCTCAAACTCTTGAGAGCCTCAAATGTGGCAGAATCCACGCTTAATGTGCCATTGGCTTCCCTTAATTGGAAATCCCGGATGGCAGACAACCAGTGTCTAATCTTCTTGTCATCTGTGTTGTCAAATTTTATTGGATCAAGCCCCAAAATATAGTGTCTAAAGGTATTAACAATGACCTCGAGTGTCCCTTTCAGGAATTGCACGAAGTCTTTGACACCCTCAGTTTTCTTCTTGAAGCTATTAACCAAATTTGTGACGGATTTGGCACTAAGGCCTTGGCCCCACATTTGGGTTATCACAACAGCGAACTGGGTCCACCAATCTTCAATACCAGATTGTGGAACAAATTCTTCTTTGACGAAGAAACTTCTAATATAGTTCCATATCACATCCAGTTTACTGGCCCCATACCTTATAAGTTCATAAAGTAACATAATACCTGTCACTATAAACCAATACTTGATCAAAAGAGTGAAAATGTATTGAGCAGTGAATCTCACATCACCACCAATCATTTGTATGAGACCTTCAACGATGCCACCCATACAAGCACCTGAGTCCCTCCATTGATTGGAAGTGGGTAGGTTCATGTTGAGGTCAACTTTTGGCTTACAATCGTTCAACCCATCTGAAATGGCCTTACTGATTGCAGAGACAAACTCTGGGGTCAATTCAGAAAGACTAATTGTGTGGTTGTGTTCAACCTGTGGCAAATTGGACAGTGCGGAATGCACTATCTCAGCCAGCCTGTCTGTTCCAACATCCATGCCCTGCTGTAAGGCAGAACTCAAAGACTCAACTATTTTCTCTTCATCTACAAAGAGACCTTGACCTAAAAAATTTTTTTTTGTTTTTTTTTTTCCAAAATCTGATTGAGGGACAAATCTTGAATTTTTCTTTTGTTTTTTTGTTTTACTAAAACTACAGTGTGTGCCAACATTACACTGCTGTGTAAAGGGCCTATGATCATCATCTAAAGAAGAAAGGAATCGTGCTAAATTTGCATTTCGCATGACTCTCTTCTTAGTCTTCTTGATCATATTGTCACGTCTATCTCGATTCAAAATTCTCAAAGTGTGGTTGGCTTGTTTGATTGATTTTTCTAAGGCAAAAGATTTTGCGTCGTTTTCGCAATAAAATTGACACCCGTCATTGACTACTTTATCGCCTAGGGTGGAAAATGTGTTATCTTGTGCGTTAGTGGAATCCATATTCATTGAAGCTTTACTTCGGCGCCTTATGTCTACTAATGCGTGATCGATGCTGACAAAACAGCTCTCAGTCTTCCGCGCTGAATGTCATTTCATTACCCCCGCGATCGATTCAACTCGTTCAGTGGCACGTCTCCGTCCACGATCAAGCCCCCATCCTGGGAACACCGTTCAACGGCGGGAAACTACATCGGTGCTGCATGTTCATTCATGC